ACCGCCCCGGCGGTGTGGCCGTACTCACCCTTGAGGGCGTCATGGCACCCAAGGCCAACCTGATGATGCAAATCAGCGGTGGCGTGAGCACCCAAATCGCCAACACGCAAATCGAGTCCGCCATTGCCGACCCCCGCGTCAACGCCCTGGTGCTGGCCATCGACAGCCCCGGCGGCAGCGTGTTTGGCACGCCCGAGCTGGCCGCCACGGTGGCCGAGCTTGCCAAGATCAAACCCATCGTGACAGTGAGCGACGCCACCCTGGCCAGTGCCGCCTATTGGGTAGGCAGCGCCGCCAACGCGGTGTTCATCAGCGGCCCCACGGTGCAAGTTGGCAGCATTGGCGTGGTGGCCAGCCACAACTACGACCCCCGCGCCGCAGGCACCACCACCGAAATCACCGCCGGCAAATACAAGCGCATCAACAGCAGCGCCGCCCCCTTGACCACCGAGGGCAAGGCCTACATGCAAAGCCAGGTGGACCACTTGTACAGCGTGTTTGTTGATGCTGTGGCGGCCAACCGTGGCGCCACCCCCGCCGCCGTGCTGGAAAACATGGCCGATGGCCGCGTCTTCATTGGCCAGCAGGCGGTAGACCGTGGCCTGGTCGATGGCTTTGCCACGGTCGATGCCGTGGTGCAAATGCTGGCCGCTGACCCCGGTCAATTCGCCACCCGCCGCAAAGCCAAATTCAACCAGATCCCAAGCGCAAAACCAGCCGGTGTGCTGGCCAGCACTCAAACCCCCGCCGAGCCGGTGTCGCTCACCCAGAAACCAACCCAAAAAGGAACCCCTATGGACCGTGAAACCCTGGCGCAGCAACACCCTGAACTGCTCGCCCAACTCCAGGCCGAATTTTCTGCTAGCGCCACCACTGCCGGCGCCGCAGAAGAGCGCGCCCGCATTGCCGCCGTGCGCGCCCAAGTGCTGCCCGGCCACGAGGCTTTGATTGAAACTTTGGCCTTCGACGGCAAAACCACCGGCCCCGAAGCCGCCATGGCCGTGCTTGCCGCTGAAAAGCAGCAGCGCACCGCCCAGGCTGCCGCACTGGCCAGTGACGCCCCGCAACCCCTACCGCTGACGCCTGCCGCCACGGTGGAGGCCAAACCCGTTACCCGCGCTGATCTCGACACCCAAGCCAAGGCCTACATGGCCGCCCACCCCGGCACCGACTACGTTGCCGCCATCAAACTTGTTCAAGGAGCCTAAACCATGGCCGCATCCGCTATCCCCACCCTCACGCTCGGCATCACCGCTGCCGCAGCCCTGGCCCAATACCAAGCCGTGACCGCTGCCGGGGCCATTGCCACCGCTGCCGGTAACGCCGTGGGCTTTACCCAGACCACCGCCGCCAGTGGCGAGCGTGTGTCTGTCACCGCAGGCGGCACCGCCATTGCCACGGCAGCCGGCCCGGTTGCCATTGGCGAAGCGGTTGAAGTTGTTGGCCTGGCCGGCAAGGTCGACACGCTGGCTGCTGGCATTGCCATTGGCCGCGCCCTGACCGCTGCAGGCGCAGACGGCGACCTGATCGAAGTGTTGGTTATCCCCAACTAATTCAGCCCAACTTAACCAAATTTAGGAAAACATCATGCCTCAAATGACCACTTCCGGCGCTCGCGTCGTTGATCCCGTCCTGACCAGCATTGCCCAGGGCTACAGCAACAATGAGATGGTTGCCAACGCCCTGTTCCCCACGGTGATGACGCCCACCCGTGGCGGAAAGATCATCACCTTTGGCAAAGAAGACTTCATGCTTTACGGCACCCAGCGTGCGCCAGGCGAAAACACCAAGCGCGTGCAGTTCGGCTACGCTGGCGGCAATTACGCCTTGGTGGACTATGGCCTTGAGGGCAGCGTGGCTGTTGAAGTCATCCAGGAAGGCATGGCCGGCCCCGGCATTGACCACGCCGCCATGGCCGTGCGCAAGGTGCAAAACATCATGGCCCTGCGCCTGGAAAAACAAGCCGCTGACATTGCCCGCACCGCCGCCAGCTACGTCGCAGCCAACAAAAACACCGCATTGGCTGGCAACACGCTGTGGAGCGCCATCAACCACGCTGACAGCGACCCCATTGGCAACATCGAGACCGCCAAAGACGCTGTGCGCGCCGCAACCGGCAAGCGCCCCAACACCATCGTGATGGGTGCCGCTGTGATGGCCAAACTGCGTCAACACGCCAAAATCATCGACCGCATGAAATACACCGGGCGCGACGTGCCAACGGCGGAAATTCTGGCGGCCCTGTTTGGTGTGCAGCGCGTGCTGGTGGGCGACGCCATCTATGCCACCGACGCTGGTGTGTTTGCCGACGTGTGGGGTAAAGATGTGGTGGTGGCCTACACCGACACCGCTGCCGTTGCCGACATGGGTGCGCCCAGCTACGGCTACACCTACACGCTCGACGGCTACCCGTTGGCCGAAGACCCGTACTACGACCGCAACAGCAAGAGCTGGATTTACCCAGTCACTCGCGCCGAGGCACCTGTGCTGGCTTCAGCCTCTGCGGGTTATCTGATCACTGGCGCCGTGGCGTAAACGGAATAGGGCAGTAAGCCATGTTTGTCGAAGACTTCAGCACCTTCATGAACTCTGCCGAGTTCGCCATCACGGCGACCCTGGCCGGGCGTGAAGTCACTGGCATCTTCGACAACGGCTATGCCCTGGCCAGTGTCGGCCTGTCCGGCATGGCCGGCAGCCAGCCGGTGTGGCTGGTGGCCACCAGCACCATTCCACCCATCGTCATCGACTGGTTTTTGTACTTCACCGAGCCGATGGACCCGCTGGACCTGCTGGTCACGCTGAACGACGTGCTTTACAAAGTCGTGGCGCATGAGCCCGACGGCACCGGCATGAGCCGCCTGGTGTTGGAGTTGGCATGAGCAGCGCCTTCTTTGACATCCAGACCGCGCTGATCGCCGCGCTTTCCAGTGCCACGGCGCTGGCCGGCGGGCGCATTTATGCCAACCGGCTGCGCCCCATTACCGCCAACCAGGCCAGCGCCATCGTGGTGCGGCTCGACCAGGCGCAGGGCACCGAGATGGTGATTGGCTCGGTGGACTGGTCCACCGCCTACGCTGTGGAATGTTACGCCCGCGCCGCGTCAGGCACTGACCCCGCCGCTGCGGTCGATGCGCTGCTGACCGATGCCTGGGCACGCCTGGCCGCGCTGGACTTTACCGCGCTGGACGCGGTGATCAGCATCAACCCGCAGATCGACTGGCAGTACGACGACGCCGAAACCCCGGTGGTGTGCGCCGTGATGCGCCTGACCGCCCAGCACCGCACCAGCCTTGCCACCCTGACTTAAACCCGCGAGACCACCCCATGGCTACCAAAGACACTTCACCCCTTGCCACACCCGAGAACACCCCCATCCCAGGCGGTGGCCGCTGGCGTTGGGACATTGCCTTGCCCGGCTGGGTCGAGGTGGTGGAAACCCCCGCACCCGCACCCGCCGCAGACCCCGCCGATCAACCCCTTGAAATGAAAGAGTAAACACCATGGCACGCATCGCTAAAAAAACCGTCGTTTTGGCCAAAATTGAGGTCACCTCGGGCACCGACTCCGTCCCCACGGGCGCGGCCAACGCCATCCAGGTGATGGACCTCGACATCACGCCGCTGGACGCCACCAACATCGACACCAACCCCATCACCAGCTACTTTGGCGGTGGTGTGCAGCTGGTGGGCACGGCATCTGTCAAATGCTCGTTCAGCGTGCTGTTGGCTGGCGCTGGCACGGCGGCCACGGCCCCGGCCTGGGGCGCCCTGCTGCTGGCCTGCGGCAATGCCGAAACCACCGGCCTGACCGTGCCGAACCGGGTCGAGTACCTGCCCGCCACCGACGCACTCAAGACCATCACCATCTATTGGTACGACGACGGCCTGCTGCACAAGCTGCTGGGCACCTTTGGCAACTGCAAACTGTCGGCCAAATCGGGCGAGGCGCCCAAGCTCACGTTTGACTTTGTCGGCCTCGATGGTGGTGTGAGCGAAGCCACCAACGCCACCGCCACCCTGACGGGCTGGAAAGTGCCGGTGGGCGTGACCAAGGCCAACGTGACCGACATCAACCTGGGCTGCACCTACAGCGCCGGCGCCTTGAGTGGCGGCGTCGCCTACAACTCCACCGGCCTGACGCTGGACTGGGGCAACAGCATCAGCTTTGCGCCCATGCTGACCACTGAACAAGTGGTGTTTGGCGACCGCGACATGACCGGCACGCTCAGCCTGGACCTCACCGCCGCGCAAGAAGTCACGCGCATGACCGCCGTCAAGGCCAACACCCTGACCAGCATCGGTTTTGTGCTGGGCACCGCCACCGGCAACAAGATCATGCTGCACATGCCCAGCGTGCAACTGATCAACCCGAAAAAAGAAGAGTTCAACGGCATGCGCCTGATCGGCTTCGACATGCGCGTGCTGCCCAGCACAGGCAACGACGAACTGCGCATCGTCAGCCTGTAACGGTTTTTGACGCGGCAGCGGGTGGGTCAAACCACCTTACGTTTGCCTGAGCGGTTGCCGCGTCACCCGGTTTGCATCAGGCACAGCTTCATCAATCAGGCCATCAGGCAAAGGACAAACACCATGTATGCAATCAGTATCGAAGACACCGTGACCGTGCCGGTCAAGTTCACCATGCGCGAGCGCACGGTCGACAAGCTGTTCAGCTTCAGCCTCACGGCCAAGCGCAAAACGCAGGACGAGATCGAGGAACAGCCCGAGCTGTCGGTGAAAGACTTTCTGCTGGAAAACATCAGCGATTGGAGCGGCCAGCGCCTGGTGATTCTGGAAAACAAGGAGCCCGCGCCGTTCAGTAAAGACGCCTTTGAATTCATGCTCAAGCAGCCCGGACTGCTGGGCATTGTGTGGGGCGCCTACACCAAAGCCTGCGGGGGCAAGGAAAAAAACTAGCCCAGGTCGTTCGCCTGTGGGCGAGCGGCCAACTGGAAACCAGCCATGACCCAACACCCGACCAAGACAGCGACACCGCCCTGGCTGCCTTTGGCCTGGTGGCTGACGTGCCTGAAGATGTACCCACCAGCACAAGCGACAAGGTTTATTTATGGCCTTGCAATGTGCGCGTGTGGGGCCTGTGGCAGCGCATTCAAACCCTTTGGCGCTGCGGCGCCAGCGGGCGCGAGGGCCTGGACTACAGCGGCCTGGCCGTTTACCTGCGCGACGTGGCCCGCATCAAGCCGCGCCACTTTGCCGACACCTTCCAACTCATCCAGGCCATGGAAAGCGCGGCCCTGGATGAATGGGCCAAACAACGCCAAAACGAGGGCTGAACATGGCCAACAATGAAGTCAAGCTGAAATTGTCGGTGGACGGCACGCAAGCCGTGCTAAGCCAGTTCGACCGCGTGCGCTCGGGTATGTCGGGCGTGTCGGACGCGGCCACCACCATGGGCAGCGTGGTCAAGGGCATAGCGGCTGCGTTCAGCGTGGGTGCCGTGACCGCCTGGGCACGCGCCACCATCGACGCTGCAGACGCCATGAACGACATGAGCCAGCGCGTGGGCATTGCGGTCAAAGACCTGGCCAAGTACGAGCTGGCCGCCAGCCAATCAGGCACCACCATGGAGGCGCTGAGCCGTGGCATCAAGGGCTTGGCCGGCAACCTGGCCGAGCACGGCGCCGCACTCAAAAAAGCCGGCATCGACACCAGCAACGCCGACACCGCCATGCAGGGCTTGGCTGATGTGTTTGCCAGCATGCCCGACGGCATCGAAAAAACCAACCTGGCTGTGAAACTGTTTGGCAAAAGCGGGATGGACATGATCCCCATGCTGAACCTGGGCGCTGAGGGTTTGCAAACCGCTGCTGAAAAAACCGCCGCCTATGCCACGCAAATGGCCGCGCTGGCACCACTGGCCGACGAATTTAACGACAACTCTGCGCAAATGGCGCTGCAGTCCCGAGGCGTCGGCATGATCATGCTTAACGAGCTGATGCCGTCACTGGTCAAGGTCAGCGAGGCCATGGCCAACGCTGACGAAACCGGCGCCAGTCTGGCCTCGTTGTTTGGCAAGGGTTTAAAAATTGCGTTCCAGACCGTCGCGCTGATCGCCTCGGATGTGGTGTTTGTCTTCAAAGGCATTGGCCGCGAAATTGGCGGCATTGCCGCGCAAGTGGTGGCCGCAGCCACGGGCGACTGGCAAGGCTTCAGCGCCATCAGTGACGCCATGAAAGCCGACGCCGCCCGGGCGCGCGAAGAGCTTGACCGCTTTCAAGACGACCTGGTCAACGGCACCAAAAACATTCAATCAGCCTACAACAAGCGCCAGGGCTTTGGTGAAACCGTCAAAACAAGCGGATCTGGCGGCGCTTTGCTGAAAGCGCTGGGCGCAGACAAATCTGCCACCGAAGCCGCCAAAGCCGCCAATGCTTTGCTCAAAGAACAAATCGAGCTGGCCAAATGGAACACCAAAGCCGTAGACGACCTCTTTGAAGCCCAAGAAAAACAGCGCCTGGGCGTGGAAGACCAAATCAAGACCGCCCGCACCACGCTGGAGCAAATCGAATTCGAGACCCGCCTGCTCGACCTGAACACCGAGCAGCGCGCCCTGGCCACCATGGAGCGCGAGCTGGAAACCAAAGGCATCGTCAAGGGCACGCTGGCCTATGACGCCTACATTGAAAAGCTGCGTGAGGCCATGGCCATCAAATCGGGCAAGGAGGAGGGCATCAAAGCCACCGAAGCCCTGGCCGACGCCAACAAAAAAGCCGCCGAAGAGTCCAGCAAGTATTGGGAAGACGCCCTGATGCGCGCGTTCGAGTCCGGAAAAGGCTTTTTCCAATCGCTTTGGGACACCATCAAAAACACGTTGAAGACTCAGGTTTTGAAGGTGCTGGTGTCGGCCACCGGCCTGACCGGCATGAGCGCAGCGGGCGCGGGTGAGTTGGGCGGCGCGGGTGGTGGCAACCTGCTGGGCACAGCGGCCAACCTGGGCAAGATGTATGACGCCATCACTGGCGGTTTTACCGGCTTGGCCGACTCGGTGGCTTTTGCCGCCAATGACATGGGCGCCTGGCTGGTCAACAACACCAGCGGCATGCTGAACCAGGCGGGCAGCGCCCTCATGCAAAGCGCGGGCACCTTTGGCACCGTGGCCGGTTACGCCGCCGGTGCTGCGGCTGGCCTGGCCATTGGCAGCGCCATCAGTGGCAAATACGGTTCCAGCGGCGTGGTGACTGCGGGCACAGCCATTGGCGCGATCTTTGGCGGCCCGATTGGCGG